TTACACCCCCATGACTGCTAAAACGCCAACCACAAGGCAAGCAATGGGCAAGCCAAGCACAAAGCCTAAAACAAGGCTTTCTACTGGGGTAAAAATGGAAAATTTACTAATGGTGTTTGAAATGGTATGGGTGATTGCATTCATGGCGAACGCTCCTATGTGTTTAGTTAGTGTTACCACCCATAATAAAGGGTGGCAGGGTTCAACTACCGCACATAAACGGCTGGGGCTATTTCCTTTCGGTCTTGTATTTACCCCCATCACCCCGCCATAACTGGTGATACTGTCCGTATCTTGTAATGACGATATATTTACACCTGTGGGGCTATTATCGCTAACAGTAGGCGTAAAAATAGCCAATGAATGACGGCTTGGCAATGCCGTTATGTGTTTAGTAGTGGCGTTATTATCGCTATGCCAAGCAAAAAATTCAAGCGATTTTTGCAAAAATTGAGATAATTGCTTAAAAATAGTGAAATTCATGATATAATTACCTTGTCGTGGGGGTGGTGGGCTGTTCCTGCAGTCCGCCACTGCCATGTTTTTCATCATCAGCCCTTGCCCAGTGCGAGGGTTTTTTATTGGCGTTTGCTTTGGTAAGCGTGCATTAGGGCGGTTTTTATGCGTTTTTTGCCCTGTTGCAGGCGTGGGCGGTGTCTTTGTACCAGTTCACGCCTGCACCGCTTAAAATCGCACTAAAAGGCGGTGGGATAGCCATGCTTGATGCACATTTGACGACAATAAATTAACGCCCCCACAAAAGACAATTCCGCTTTTTTGGCATGGTGTATTAGCTTATCTAAGTAGGCGTTTTGGTTTAGGCGTTTGCCTTTGCGGTTGTAGGGTTCTACTTGCCACATGGTTTGACGGTGTTTTTGGATTTGTGGTAATAAAATGGATTGTTGGTTTGGGTTTGCCATGATTACCCCCTATTGGTCATTGGCTGGATTGGTGTTTGCTGTGATAAGCGTGCATTAGGGCGGTTTTTATGCGTTTTTTGCCCTGTTGCAGGCGTGGGCGGTGCTTTGTACCAGTTCACGCCTGCACCGCTTGTAATGGGCTTTTGCTATCGTCCAGTTTCTTTTAATTGCCAAATGGTACTCATACATTTTTGAGTTTTGACTTCATCAAGCTTGGTCATATTTTGTACCATGATGGTATGTAAAAATTCATCATGCAGGCTATTGATAAAGTAATAAGCTTTGGGGGATGGTCGGCGGCTGTGTAGCACTTGCAAGGCGTATAATTCCACCAAATCACGCCAGTAATAGTACTCCAAGCCCTGTCCCTTGCTGTCTGTATAGTATGGGCGGTAATATGATGGTAATTCTTTACAAGCTTTATCCCCAAAGATTTTTTTTAATATCCTTTGCTACAAAGACAATAAAGCCATCACGATTTTTAAACACCCTTACAGAATGTTCATTAAAAAATAATGTTATAGGGTTTACTTTGATGGTTTGATTTGCCATGATTACCCCCTATTGGTCATTGGCTGGTATCCCATGGGCGGTTTTCGCTATTTTGATGCTGTTTGATATAGTCCGCATCTAGGTAATAGCGTTTTAGGCGTTTGCCATTACTGGTAAAGAAATAATCGCCATAGATAGGTACGCCATAAATGCGTCTAAGTTCACCCAGTCGCTGGGTGGTGCATAGACACCCAAACAATTGCACCCCATCAAGGGCGGTTAGACTGTTGCCTTGTAATAGATATTCATACATTCGTTTGGTCGTGGCGGATAAGGCTTTTTTGTGCTTTTGGGTTAGTGGTGCTGGTTTCATGCGTTGCCCCCTTGTGCTTTATGCCAATCAATCAATGCTTGATAATCAAAATAAACAGATGATTGCATTTTATTACCTGTCTTATAAGGTCTAGGAAATGTTGGGTCATTCTCTACCAGCGTTCTAAGCTTTTCACGCCCAATGGCTAGTAGTTCACACGCTTGTTTTTTGGTTACTCTGATAGGTGTTAAGGTCATATATATCCCCCATTTGGTGATACTGGTTAAAGTCATGCCATGCTTGGCAGTGTGGGGATATGATAGAAAAATTAAAAAGCATAAAAAAGTAAGCAACCTAAGTTAATGGGGTTTAACCTAGGTTGCTTGGGTTTTCTTGGTTATTTTTTGTTATGGTTCGTTTCTTGGTCTGCCACCAGTTCGGGCGTACTCTGGGGCAACATCCTTAATCCAATCTTTAACACTTGCTGAATTGTATGGTAACTCTGATTGATATCCAATGTTGTATATTTCACTATAAACAATCTCTGCCATTTCACCTATTTTAATGGCTCTTTCTTTATCATTATTCCATAATACCTTTGCAATAATCTTGGCGTATTCTTGGGCTTGTAATTTTTTAAGGCTTACCCCTTTTCTTGGTTTAATCTGTTTAGTTTCCAGCTTGTCTTTTTGTGGTGCTGGGCTATTGCTGATGATATTATTTTCAAGTTCCATTAGGTCTTTGTGTAAAATTATTAAGTCATTTATTGTTATGTCAAAATTGACAATGACAAGTTCATCACTCCTAATATCAAAACAAGTATCATAGGGGAATTTTCTTTTAAAATCTTGCAAAAACTTAATATTATTGCTTTTTAATTCAAAATACATGTTGTAAACACCTGTTGCAAAATATTCTTTTTCATCTATGTTTATACTCCATTCTTTTAATATACTAGGTTCGCTTGGGTTTTCATATAAATTATCTTTGGTTAAAAATCCATCAAAGCAAAAAACCCTTGTTTTGCTGTCTGCATGAGTGGATAGTGCCATATTTTCTATTGTCCACTCATTCACTAAAAATAAAAGATTACCCATATATATCTCATCAAGTAATCGCATGGCTATATTGTTAGTTAATTTCTTATACGCCATCAATAGATAATCGTTTATTTTATCTTTGGTTAAATCATTTTTTGAGCAATTATAATATTGACTAACTTTATCCATATTTGATTGAACGGTTTCTAGGATATCATCCCCATAATATTCAATATTCAAGCCGACATTTTCATCCTGTTCTGCATAATCCATTCTAAAATGAATGAATGTATTAATCTTATAAAAAGATATTTGTTTTAATAGTTTTTTTGTGGTTATGGTATTTATGCCATTTTTCAAATTCAAATAATCACAAGCTTCTTGTAATGTGTAATATTCTGCCTTTTCAAAGCTTAAAATAATTTCATCTTTAGCCATCATCTGCACCTTTAATACTTAACCAAATAGAGTGCATGGCGTTGGCGTTATGGTGTGGATGGTAACGCCTTTTTTGGTAGCTATCCTAGCCATGCAAACGGTTAAATTTAGTCTATTGGTTAATTATCTAATACCCACTGATTAAAAAATGGGTCATCAATTTCATATACGCCATTATCTTTTTTAAATATCAGCCCCTTTTTAGATAGCGAACGGATGGCGGATTGAATGGCAGGCGTGGTAATCTCTATACCTAGCTTTTTGCCCAGCCTATCTTTGGTGGCTTGGCTGTATGGCTGGTTTTCCCCCATGGCAATTAACACCAATACCGCTTGTTGTAAGGCGGTTAATTGGCGATAGGTGGGCAAATACTCATTAAATTGTGCTGTATCATCAATCAATAATTGCTTGGCATCATCTAGGCTTAGATTTGGATTAAGTGCCATTTTCTCTATCATAGCCCTAGCCATTTGGGGGCTTTTGTTCAATTCAATAAACGCTTGCCATAGTGCATCCTTATCAAGCTGGCGTTTGGTGGTATGATAAAATGTATCTGCCAAATGGTCAGTAAAAGCCTTTGGCAAGTCAGGAAAATCTACATTTTGCCCATAGTGAAAAAATGGGGCTTGGGCAGATGAAAACATTAGGCGTAAATTCTCACGGCTTGAACCTGTAAAAATTACCTTGATTTTGTCTTTGTTGGTATCTAGGGCAGTTCTTAGGCTGGCTATAATTGGATAATATGCCACGCCTGCCAAGGCTTGAATTTCATCCAGTAGTAAAAGGGTGCGTTTGTTTTGCTTGGCAATGGCATTCAATGCGTGTAATACATCATCATGCTGTAAGTGCTGTAATTCAGCCTTAAAGCCCTGTATTTCCACGCTAGATAGCTGATTGATGGCTTTGCCTATCTTGCCTTGCCCAAAGGCTGTAAGCTCATAAATAAAGCGTTTTTGGGCTTGTTCGCCACTGTCTAAAAAGCTGAAATAAAATACTTGATAATCTTGTTCAATGGCTAAAGGCTTAATATCTTTTAGTAAAAATTCGGTCTTGCCTTTCCGCCTTGGTGCGAAAAATGTTAAGGCGTGCGATAAATTGGAATTAAACAAGCTCATGACCTGCTGGGCTAGTTCAGTTCTTGGATAGTGCCAAATATCTTGCATGGGGATTATCCTATTTTGTAGTTTGTTTTAGATTATAGCAATCTAATTAGATGATGACAATCTATAATAATCTACAATCCCCCACCTATTTCCCCAAATCCAGCCCAAAACGCCAAAAAACCGTCCATTTTCCCCTTATTTTCCCCATTTTCCTATTTGCCCAAAATAGGGGAAAATAGGGAAAGCCTTGCTATATATAGCTTTGCTGGTGTCATTTTCCCATTTTCCCCATTTTCCTAGTTTTTTATAACTTTATGTTGTTTTTGGCTAATGGCTAGATAGCCAGCACCGCCCATCATTATGCCAACGCTATCCATCAAGGCTATCCATGCACCTTATCCATGCTATCTAGTATTAACCGCCCAAGCCTAGCACTGCCAGCAAGCCAAGCCTAGCCATCATGCCATTGGTGGCATCATGGCAGGCGTGATAATCGCCCATTTTTCCCTTATTTTCCCCATTTTCCTATTTGCCCAAAATAGGGGAAAATAGGGAAAGTCTTGCTATATATAGCTTTGCTAGTGTCATTTTCCCATTTTCCCCATTTTCCTAGGTTTTTATAACTTTATGTTGTTTTTGGTGCTGGTATGTCTTTATGTGATTGTGTGCCGACACGCCAAGCGAATAAGCTAAATTTAATGGGTGGGCGGTTGCAGGTTTGGATTTGCTGGGGTTGTTTTGGTGCTGGGCAAATGGCAGGCGTGGCGGTTGTTATCTAAATGGGCGGATTTATGGCGATTTATTTTATTTGATAAAATGCTTTTTTAATTTCCCCTTTCCTTATTATATATATCTGAAATATTATTAAGATATTCTATATTATATTTATTATTATTTATTAGTATAATAAGCCTAAAAACAATCCGCCTATGATACAACATGGGCGGATTTATTCATTCTATGACTTTTTATAATTTAGTTGTCATTAGCCTTTACAAGACCATCCAGCCAATCGCTGTACCATTGATTGATGCTTTTTCTATCATGCAGATATTCCGCCTTGTTATAAACGCCTGCCACACCTTGCACCTTGTGGGCTAATGCAAACTCAATAACACGCCCATCAAATTTCTTACCGTTTTCATCTGTATAGTTATTTAACTTGGTACTAGCAACATGGCGAAAACCATGCAAGGTTTGCACACCATGATAGCCAAGGCGATTTAAAGCCATCCTAAACCGCTGATGGGCGTTTTTACGGTCTTTGGCACGGCTGGGGAATAGATGAGTATCAAAGCCAGTCAAGCTATGTAATTGCTGTAATAGGGCAAGTGCCTGTTTGGATAGTGGCACAACATGGGGACGGCGTTTTTTCATGCGGTGTGCTGGAATTTCCCAAATACCTTTATCAAAATCAATTTCCGCCCATTCACCATCTAGCACTTCATTTGGGCGTAAAAATAAATGACTAAGCAATTGCACCCCTAAGCGAGTAATTTCGCTGGGAATGGTTTTGATATCTAATAATAGCTTGTGTAAGTCTTGTTCGCTGACATGGGCAAGCTGTTTGGGTTCGTGTTTTTCTAGGCGTTCGTGCAAATGCTCTAATGGGTTAAATTCCACCCCTGCCAATTCTTGAGTAAGGGCAAAGCGATAGATGCGACTACACACCTGCAAGGCTCTATTGGCGGTTTCAATGATGGGTTTTCCTGTTTGGGGGTTTGGTGTTTCTTGTAGTTTTCTAAAAAAGGTAAGCCATACTTGGCGAGATATATCACCAATGGCTTTTTTGCCCATGGTGGGGAATATGTGTTTTTCAAGTAGGCTTAGATATTTGGATTTTGTGCCATCATCCAGCTTTTGAATACTGGGTTCATTGTACCATTCCAAAGCCACACTTTTAAAAGTTTGGGCGGTAGGAGGTGCAGGTATTGCAGTTAATTCATCCAAGCCAAGTGCCAAATCTGCAAATTTTTCTTGCACCAGCTTTCTAGCCATTGCCCCAGTAACGGCAGGATAAGCACCCAGCCCATGCCACCGCCATTTACCCTTGCTATCCTTATAACGCATTTTCCAAGACTTCGCCCCAGTGGGTTTGACAAACAAATAAAGTCCTTTGCTGTCTTTTTCGCTATATTCTTTTAACTCTGGTTCTAAATTGGCAATGACTGTATCAGATAGGGGGCGTTTTTTAATACTGGTTCTTTTCATTTTTGTATCTCTAAATTTTGCTAACTTGTATCTCTGAAAAGTAAACTAGGATTTGGGATAAACTGTTTTGTATCTCTATTTTTGTGAACATAAAGAGATACAAATAGAGATACAAAAATGATTATATTATAGGGGGTAATAGATGGCAATATAAGGCAATGAAAAAACCCTAAGCCTTTGATTTGCTTAGGGTTTGTGTTAATGTGTGGTTATGCTTGGTAATAGGTATGGTGGAGATGGCGGAATTTGAATGAAAGATATAACTAATTGATTTTAAAAGATTTATATAATATCATTATAAGCCTGTGTGTTTTTTGTGTTGTACAAGAAAATTTTTTTGATTTTTTTTAAAATAATGCTTGCTTTATGACTTTAAAAGTCATATAATAAACACATCAAGACGAGATAAGCTCTCTTGATAGTCAACTAACCAATGCCCTTTAGGGCAGGAGAATCAAAATGTTAAACAAACCTATCGTTGCAAATCTTATCAACACAATCGGCTTTGAGCTTGACTTGACTGATGCACAAACCAAAATCAATATCTCAAATTCTGCAGAATTAAAACGCTTTATTGCTGAGTATGACCATTCTGACAATAAAGACGCTCAAGAAGCCATCGACGAGCTAAAAACCATCATCGCTGAACATGAGACCAAAGCAATCGGCGTCAGCAAAGAAGAGCTAAAGCAAGTCTATGTCATGCTTAAAGAGCGTCAATTGCACCCACGCGGTGAGTTTGATAGAGCTGGTCGTTTTTACTTGGATGATGCAGACTTGGTGGATGTACGCCCGCCAAGCACCAAATACCCATACAGCCAAATGTCAGCTGGTCGCACCGCCAAGTTTGTCAAAGCAATGGCTGAAAAATATAAAGTGCAAAACATCGAAGAATTGATCTCTTTATTTAAAAAAGCGTAATTATTTGAAGTCAAAGACGGTCAATCGCCGTCTTTGATGTTTGGGAGTAAAAAAATGCCAACATTTGCACAGCTTTACGATAAGCACTTCACCTACTATGCGACCACTGTCGATGCCAGCACGGCCAGCACTTATGATAAATCTATGCGTAAATATGTCTTACCACGACTGGCAGACATGCCGATTGATGAGATTTTGCCAGCACATGTGCTGGATTTGCATGCCAAAATTGCCAAGGTATCGCCGTTTACTGCCCACCGTAGCATTCAACGCATCAATCGCATTTTTGATTATGCTGTAACCATCACAGGAGATCTGGAATATAACAAGATCGCACGCATTGGTAGATACACCGCCAAGCCACCAACGCACGGCTGGCGTTTTGTCGATTTGGCTCATGTGCCAAAAATGCTAAAAGATATTGATAAGCTAAAGGGCGTGGGCGATACGATCATGCGTGCGTTTTGGCTAATGGTATACACGGGTCTACGACGCTCAGAAGTTGTCTATGCACGCAAAGACGAATTTGATTTATCAAATGGGCTTTGGACAATCCCTGCTAGTCGCATGAAAATTAACAGCAATGGCGATCATATTGTCCCATTGTCCGAGCAAGCCATAAAGCTGATTGAGCCGCTTTTGCATGCTAACACACACAGCGATTATGTCTTTGTATCGCCGCACGCTGGCACTGAAATAATTAGCACTTGGAGTCTGTATCAAGTATTAGTCAAAGCAGGCTATCAGCATAAGCAGACCTTGCACGGCTTTCGCAAGATTTTTAGTACGCACGCACATACGAGCCGCCTTTGGACGATTGACGCCATCGAGCTGACTTTGTCGCACAAAATTGGTGGAGTGCGAGGTGTATATAATCACGCCAACATGCTTGATGAGCGGTGTGAGCTGTTACAGTGGTGGGCGAACGAAGTGGATAAGTGGCGAGGTGTGAAGAGATGATGTTTTGTGCTACACTATCGCAAACCTTTAACTTTGCGAAAATTATGACTTATAAAATCATCATTGACGGTGCTACTAGCCAAGCGATCACTGACAAAGCCACTGCATACGCAAATTATCGGGCTGTCTGCCGTGATTATGACAACAAGCCAAAAAAAGTCGAGCTTGTGCATGATGATAGCGAGCTCAGCGCTAAAGCTCCAAACATGATGCTGCTTGATAACAATGATGTATTTAGTGCTAATGATGTGCTTTGCCAAGCCATGCAGACGCTTGGCATCAATATCAAAGGCTTAAAAGACAAAATTAAAACAAGCGAGCTTAAGCTGTCAAACAGCCGCATCGATGGCTGGATTAGACCAAGCGATGACCGCCATTTTGTGCAAATGCACAATGATGAATTAGTAGCAGTACTCAAGATTTTGCTGTCAGACACTGTTGCTACAATCAAATCACCAGAGAATATCGTTGCACTGCGTAAAAAACTTGGCTTGACCCAAAGCGAGCTTGCCAAAAAATTTGGGCTTAAATCTGGCTTTCGGCAGGTGGCACGCTGGGAAAGTGGGGAGCAGGAGATGCCCGACGCCAAGTGGAAGAAAATGCAAGATTTTTAAAAATAATGCTTGCTTTATGACTTTAAAAGTCATATAATAAACACATCAAGACGGGATGACCGCTTGATGATTGTTTAAAAACTTGGTAACGCCCTTTAGGGCAGGAGCTAATCATGAAAAACATGCAAACTTTAAATCGGGAGCTAAAAATGGCTGAACTTGAGCGTATTAAAATGGAAGCTGAAAAATTAAGAGCTGAAACGGTAAAACTGCAAAAAGAAGCCAACTGGTTCCCATGGTTGAGCTTAGCGGTCGCACTAATCGCCTTAATCGTAGCCTTAGTTAAATAAAAATTACCCCCAACCGCAACGGCTGGGGGTAATAATCATCAAAGTTCCATGAGATTTTTCCACTAAAAATTGGTGCAATCACCCAATCACAAAACTACTACCCCTTTGCTTGCCATTGGGGTGCTTGTAGCCCAAATGCACCCAAGACCTTGGCGATTTTGGGTATTCAATGATGGCTTGGTCAAAACCAATGCCCTTTTCTTTAAGCTTACGCACAATATGCGGTACAATGATTTTGGGCGTGCCGAACTTTGGGGCAGTAAAATCAATCGCAAAGCCTGACATGTGGGCGGAAGTAGCAGAGCCACCCACCGCTTTATTAAGTGCAGGACAGCGATAACCGCTACTGATTATCATGGGTACGCCCAAGATATCACGCACAGGCTGATAAAGGTTTACGCTGGCGTCAATCAAGTTTTGTAAAATGGTTTGGCTTGGCGTGTTGTCAATGCCGTATTTTTTGGCGGTATTGCTGGCTAATAACTCATTTAAGCTGATATTTTTAGTGATTGTGACAATCTTACCGTCATTTATCGCTGATTTTAACGCTTGCTTTGATTTATCGCCCCATACGCCATCGGCGGTCGTGCCAATTTGGGTTTGAATGTGTTTGATACTACTCATAATTTTCTCCAAAAAAAGCCCCATTTGGGGCGGCTCATGTGAATTTATGTAATAATCGGATTTAAAAAACCCATCATTCTAATTAAGTTTATGGTTTGGTTCATTCATCATTAAAATCCAGTTTTTCGGTTAATGTGTTTTTCAATGAGTTTGGCAACAAGGTCAATGGTATTACCACCAGCATGACCGCTGACAGCGACCAGCACCGCCGTCAGTAATTGTTGAACCTCCAAAAACTCACACAGATAAAACGTGATCAAACCTGCAAAGCCTGAGATGATAAGCTCGCCTGTGAGTTTGGCGAACACAACACGAAGTCGCTCTGGTTTTTTTTGTTCATTAAGCCGTCTGATGAACGCCACCAGTCCGCCGCCCATGGCAAGCAGTCCTACCCAAATGTAGGTCAGTAGCGTGTAAGTTGTTGGGTCTTTTTCTGGCATATCTACTCCAATAAAAAAGGGGCATGAAGCCCCTGTAAGTCAATCATATCTCACCTTTATGCAAATTTAATGATGTTATTGTCAATGAAATCACCAAGTACAATCAGGTGGCAAATACCGCCACCTGAGTTGTTTAAGACAAATTGAATAGTATTTAAACCTTGCCTTAGCGATAGACTGATTTCTGTATTAATCCGACCCCGACCAAAAGGGGTCGGTACTCTTTCTTCGTTGTCGTAGTAATCGTAGTTTGAATGATAACCAAACGCTGAATCCCCATTGACATAACAGTATAAGTTATCATCAACTGTGTGTAGCTTTTGTTTGACAGTAATTGCTCGTTTACAAAATACGCTCATCTCATACAACACACTGCCAATATTTTCATTATTAAACCCCAAGCTTTGAATAATAGAACCGTACGAGGCATAAGATGCCTTAAATATTTTATCAAAGTGACTTGGATCGCTAGAATGATAACTGCTGGAGATGTACATATCATACCCCAACGCTACCGCACTGGACTTTAAGCTTTCAACATCAATTTGACCCGTGATTTTGTCGGCAAAGACTTGCCCACGAAACACACCAGAATTTGCATTTAAATTACCTTGATTATCAACACTAAAATTACTGCCGATATTGATACTGCCACCCCGAATGTTCGGAGCGGTAATTTGTGTATTTGCTCGGATTTTATCTCCTGATATCGTACCGCTTGCTATCAAATCACCGTTCAAATACACCCCTGTTGGTACAGTTGTGCCATTCAGCGTTGTTGGGCGTGTTATCACTGAGAACATGGGCTTTTTATCGCCCTGCGGACTTGCAACATAAAACTTATCAGCTCGCACAGCAAAATCAGACACGCCATTATTACTTGCCAAGCCGATACCTGACACCACGCCACCTGACTGTACTTTGAGCGTCCATTGGGCGGATAAGCCGTTTAAGCTTTGGGCGTGTTGCTGAATACTCGCCGCCTGCCCGTTCACCGTGGTTTGCACGGTATTAATCCGCTCAGACAAACTTTGATTGCTTGTGGTTACCGTTCGCTCAAGACTGGCAACACTTGATTTAATGCTTGCCAAGGCTGAGCCTGTCGTGATTTTCTGCAAAGTTATGCCGTAGATGCTTGAAATGCTTCTTGTGTTTGAACTGTCATGATAAAGCCACAGCTCATTATTACCGCCAGTGCCGACATTCCACTCAAATTCAGCCGTGTAAGCACCATTTTGGCTTCGTGTAATATCAGCAAGCTTTGAGGCACCTGCCGAGTTTGAATTATACGCCATAAAGCCTGTGCGGTTAATGCCGATGTTGGCGATAACTGTTAATCTGACCTTATCGCCATTTTTTAGTGTTTCGCTAATGCGGTAAGTTGCAATTAAATAATCACCGTTAACTTTAGCTCTATCGCCGTCAATTAGCAAATTATCGCTAACGGTATCTTCGCCAGCTAACTCACTATCCAAGCGATTAATGCGTTCGCCGATTGTTCTATTAGCGTCGCTTAGCGTGCGTGTCTCATCGCTTATTTGTGTAATGCGACCGCCAAGCTCTGATTTTGCTGTAGTAATCTGCTCAGTCAAAGCTCGCTCTTTGTCTGTTAAGCTCTGATTAAGTGTATTAATACTTGAAGTATTACCGCTTACTGAGCTTTCGACTGTATTAATCCGTCTTGACAGTGCTTGCTCTTTGCTTGCCAAGCTTTCAGTTAAGCTATTAACTGACGCTGTACTTGCTTTATCTGCCATTTGGCTGTTTAGGCGGCTGATTTGACTTGCCGTAGCATTGTCTTTATCGCTCAAAGTTTTTAGCTGACCTGCCACACTCGCTTTATTGCCATTGTAGTCGCTTTGCAAGGTGTTGATACGACTTGCTAGGCTGTTATCTGCATCAGTGCGAGCGGTAATTTCGCTTGCGATTTGGGTGGTTAGCGTACTATCAGCTTGCTTGTAAGCCGTATCAATGCTGGTGATGCGACTAGCAGTCGCTTGGTCTTTATCTGCTGTTGCTTGTTTAAATTCAGCCAAATTGGCAGTCACATCAGCCAACGCCCCATCAGGCACCGCAAGGCTAACCGCATCTAGGGTAACACTTGAACGGTTATTTATGTTTGTTCTATAAATATGCAAGCTATTATTACCACCGTCGCCAACTGCCCAAGTGAATTCATGGGGCGTACCGTCTGCGGTGATTTCACCGATACGGTTAGCCCCTCTTGGCGATGAATTGTAAACAAGTACCTGCTGGGCGGGCGTTGTTGTTGCTTTTACGATTACCCTTTGACCTTCTTGTAGCGTACGATTAATCGGATATTCTCCTAATAAAAACTGCGTACCTGTCTTTGTAGTCGTATCACTTAGCAGATTTTGACCGCCAAGCACGCCATCAAAGCGTGTTGTCAATCGCTCAAGCCGCTCGGCTTGGGTACGGTTAGCGTCTGTTAGCGTGTTAATGCTACTTTGTACACTCGCTTTATTGCCGTTATAGTCGCTTTGCAGGGTGTCAATACGCTGGCTTAGTGAGCTGTCGGCGGTTGTCAAAGTCTGTTGCACGCTTTGTAAATCAGCACTGCTTGCTTTGCCTGCCATCTCGCTTCTTAGTCGCTCAACGCTTGCCGCCTGCCCATTTTGGGTTTGCTTGATGGCAGTGATTTCAGATGTCGCATTGTTCGCCTGCGTTTTGACTTGGCTGTATTTTTGGGATAAATCACCAGTTGTTACACCAAGCTCTCGCACCTGCGAAGTATGACCATTCACCGTCTGTGTCAGATTAGCGATTTCTTGCGTTTTTGCATTTTTATCAGCTTGCAACGCATTAATATCACGAATAGCACCTGTTACGCTGTCTATGTTCGCCTTTGTGCCAAGCTCGCTTCGGATTTGGGTGCTTGTCTGCTCAATGCTTTGACTGAGCTGATTTGCAGTGCTGTCAAGCTGGCTTTTATCCACGCTTTCAACCCATTCACTCCATGTATCGCCTGTTTTGGTGCGTGTGTAGGTTTTGGTGCTGTCATTCCAAACCGTTTGCGTAATACGGTCGCCATTTCTTGCTTTATCAACCGTCGCATATTGCCAACCTGATAAGGGTGTATTGGTATTAAAGCTGCTTTCAAGGTAGTATTTACCCTGCTCTATCAAGCTATTTAACGATGTCGCCCCTCTTGTCTGCCACTGTGTTCTTGTGTCAATGCTGGTGATTGATTGAACGGCTTCATTCAAGCGATTATTAGCGTCTGTTAGCGTGCTATTTATCGTATCTGCTCTGCTGCTGATACTGCTGATATTGCTCTCAATCGCTGGGATTTTACTGTTAATACCGCTGATATTGCTCTCAAGCGTTGGAATTTTGCTGTTAATACCGCTAATATTACTTTCAAGCGTGCCAATTTTGCCGATAGGCGTGCGTAAACTTTGGTCAAGATGGCTTTGGCTAATCTGACCTGATAATATGTCAAGCACTTTATCAGCGTCTGCTGATGTCGTGCCGCTGACCCAGTCTGTCCAGTCTGATGTATTGCCCAGTTTATCTACAATTCTTGCACGATAAAACTGGGTCAAATTGCCTTGTAAGCCTGTGATTTCATGCTTATTGGTTGGGTAGGCAAAAGTACCAAGCGTGGTAATATTTGAGCGACCGTCAGGGCTAACCTCGATCTCAGTGTAATTGGTGTCGCCTGAGCCTTTGGCAAAATTCCAGCCCAAATTCATGCCAAACAAAATGCCTTGCACATTAAGACTTGCTAGGCGTGGCGGTTTGCCTTGTTTGCCTTGGATTTGGGTAAGTACGCTTGATGTGGCTAGGCTTTGATTGTCAAACGCATCAATAGCGGCAACTCGTGCGATGTAGTTACCTGCATAAACACCGTCAATATCTAAGCTTTGACTTGCCACACGCACGGTCTGCCAAGCGTTATCGTCTTTTCGCCATTCCACGACATACGCCACCGCTCCTACGACCTGCTCCCAGTTAATGCTTAGGGTGGTCAGGCTTACGCCTTGGTGCGTGCGTGAATGGGCTGTAATCATCACAGAATTTGGAGCGGGTAGCACAGACGGCTTAATAATACTCACAGGTCTTGGAATAATTCTCACAGCATCTGAATATTTCTCTGGGCGATATTCCACCGCTATCACGCTAAAAGTCGCATCATCATAGCTTAGGCTTATAATGCGATATTGCGATAAGTACAAATCATCTGCTTGCATTGCCCAAATCTGTTCAGCTTTGGCGTCAATCGCTTTATCAAGCGTTACCGTGTTACCTGTAATATTTACTACTTTTAACACATCGCCATTGATGACAATCTTATTACCCACTGGTGTTTTATCCAGCGTTACCGTTTTGCCATTAGCCGCCACAATTCGACCGCCCACGGCTCTGCCTGCTCGTACATCATCGGCAACATTAATCACATCACCGACCTTGGGAATAAATCCGTCTAAGCCAGTTTTAAACGCAATGCTTTGGGTCTCTAGCTGTTCAGTTTTTAACGCCCATTGTCCCACACGCTGGGCTTGAGCTTGGCTTGTGCAACCAAAGGCGTTAATATCTAAGATATTGATGCCGTACTTTGCAATCGCATAGTCATCACGCACCATTTCGTATTCGGTTTTATAATCGTTGTCAGGGCTATCAAAAGCGACTTTAAACACAGTATGGCGGTCACGGTGGCGTGTGCCTGTATAAATAAATTCGCCATTAACGACATTTGAGCGTGTGAATGTATAAACGGCGTCTTTGGGTGTGTCGCTATCTACGACAATCTGCGTGCCGTCCCAATAAGTCAGCCCACGAAATACGCTGGCTAGGCTTTGCAACACTTGATAAGCATCTTCTGCTTTTTGCAGATAGACATTACAAGTAAAGCGTGGCTCTTTACCGCCTTTACCGTCATCAACCATCTCATCGCAATATTGGGCGATTTGGTACAGTTGCCATTTATCTACAGACAAGCCGAGTCCGTAGCGTTTGTGCGTACAAATATCATAATAAACCCAAGCTGGATTATTTGAGTATTCAAGCTTAAAAGCCCCGTCCCACATTCCGTTATAAGTGCGTTCGGTTGGGTTGTAGTTGCTTGGTACTTGAATTAATTTGCCACGCAAACGCACGCTAAGTTTTGCGATATTGCTAAAAATTTCAGCGTCGTATTTTAACGCAAGTAAAGCAGTATTCGGATAGCGTAACTTAGCGTCAATCACTTCTGTAATCGCCACAACGCTCATCGTATCACCAATCGACCCACTATCACGATTTGGTGTGATACGGCGAACACGCACGACCCAGCCACGGCGTGCTTTTGGTAGTTCAATACGGTGGCTGCGTTTATAACCTTGGCTTGCTTTGTCGTGAATGAATGTGCTTAACATCTCGCTCCACGCTCCGCCGTCTGTCTGCACATCGATGGCGTATTCAATGCGATTGCCAACAATATCGCCATTGTCTTTTTGTTCGTACAGGGCATTAAAGCCAAGGCGAATTACAAGGGCGTCCAATGCGGTGTTATTGAGTGCTTTGACAAATGGCTTATCGTGTCGCAATTCTACATTAACATTTGTCTCATTGCTTACACTGCCAAAGCCTTTAATGTAGTCTTGATTTAATGTGCCAACACGAAAATCCCAAGCCACATTATCAAAGTTCGGCTGGCCGTCATCATTAATCAGTGGCGTACCGTCAAGCTTAATAGATTTACCACCATCTACTAAGCCTGCAATTTCGCCTTCAGCTAAGCCGTAGAGTGCTTGAACAAATTCGTTACTTGCTGTCGTGTCTTTTTGAATATTCGGCTTTTGTTGTCCGCCTTTTTGCTTTTTTGCCCCGATAATCATCGTCTAAACCCCTCGTGTGTTTGCCGTGTTTGCTACGCCTGCCACCACCTTATCTTCGGCGATAATTGACACTGATGCGATAAATCCGCCAACTTCTCGCTCGCCATACAGCACAGGGACTGGATTGCCCTGAGCCACCGTCGTAACCGCACCGCCAAAGCCGTTATTAGGGCGGTTGCCATCTTCATTATTTGGGTCAAGTTTAGGCGTTGGCATTAGCAGACTTGACACGCCTCCTAAAACCAAACCTGCCCCTGCACCAATTAGCCCAACATTGCCTGTAACTATCCCTGCCCCAACCAATACCACCCCTGCCACCACTTGTATCCAGCCTAATGCTTTACCGCCTGAGCCGATAACTTTTGGGACAATATGAATCGTGTTTTTATCAGTGATAAAGTCCAGTTTATTTTCGCCGATGTTGTTGCTTTTAGTGACTTTACCGAGAAAGACCGCAAAACGATAACCCAATTTTTCAGCATCAAGCATAAATTTACGATAAGCGGGTATTTGACAAGCCAAAGCGTGGCTGGCTTCTCGGGCTGTTTTTACATCGAGGTGAAAAAATTTACCAAATTTTTTGGCTAAAATGCCGTGTAACTGAATCGTTTTCATCGTTTATATCTCACAATTAAAGCCGTCCGCTTAAGCCAACCACCCCCATAAATCTCACGCACGCTAAGACCGCCATGGGGGTGGTGTAGGATTAGGGCATTACCCACACAATCAGGGGTTTTCTCGCTTGTTAACTTGCCATCACCTAGATAAATTAAGGCATGATTAACATGGTGCGTACGCCCAACACGGCATAAAATCACATCATGCTTTTGTAAGTCGTTTTTATTTTGTACCTTGGTAAAACCTGCTTTGGTGAAGTTATTTTCATACAAGGGTTCATGGTTCTCATGCTCCCACCATGCGTCCGTGCGGTGAAAATCAGGCAGGTTAATATCAAGTTCACGGTGATAATAATCACGCACCAAGCTATAGCAGTCTTGTACGCCATGATGATACTCACGCCCAACCAAAGGAGCTTGATACGCTTTGGGCTGATGGCATCTGACATCTTGATATTTTTTGCCTGTGGGTGAATGCCCCACGGCGATAATCACCCAATCCACGCCGTGTAAGCCCATTTGTACCCTATCAAACTCACTGGGCAATGGTTCGCCCTCAGGGTGAGAATGTACAATGGCTTGAATCTCGCCCAACCTCTCAAGTGCCAAATACTCATCAAGGGCGATTTCAAAGTGATTTTTTGGGTCAGAGTGGGCATTGGTACAGGGGTGATATTTGTCATTGATAATCAGCCCACAGCACTCATTGGGGTAATCCGCCCAAGCGTGGGCGAGCAGCTGCCGAGAAATGCTTGTAAGTTTCATAATTACACCAACCCAGCGGCTGGGAAACCGCCAAACGGCAAGGGGTTATCTTGCCCAAAGCGTAATTGACAATCCGACACACAGCCACCGCATTTGTCTAGCAATGGATTATCGGTAGGTTTGCCATCTATTGTAAAGCGTGCCGTGCCAGTATAACCACACGCCTCGCCACGGTACTCACCCATCACCGCCCAATGACAAAAATTGGTGATGGTTCGCACTGGGATTTTTTTACCCGCAAAGTCCACAGGATTTGATAATTCAAATTCCAGCACGCCAGATGATGGGTTTTCTGCGGTTTTTTGTTCAATAAACCAAATTTGCTGTTTATAATCGTCATCAATGGTGTGGGTAATCGTAAGTTTCGCCCCTGCAAAGTCATCATACATACGACATAACGCCCCAATCGCCCCATTGATGCCATTGAGCGTATCGGCAACGGTGAGCTTAGGCGTACTTGCCTTGCCGTCGCCACGCATCTCAAGCCCATATGATGTGATGGCAATGGGCGTGTAAGCCTCACCCTGCCAAGTGATGACGCCGTCATTATGCCCATGAAAGTGATAAATCTCACCGCCTAACTTGCGTAAATCCAGTTCATACAGCGTCAAGAAATTCTCAACACTAGATTGCTGTACTTTATTCTCAAATGCCATTGCAAGACTACCTTATCAGTGATATAATTGCTCTATCATTTTTGATAATCCTTGTTTATTCATCAGTTAATAAAACCCCCTAACCTTTGCAGTTAAGGGGTTTTATTTTTGTGGTTAAGAGGCGGTTAATTTTCTGCTTCGCTAGATTGTTTAATATCCGCTGATACATCATCTGCCTTATCTGCGGCCTGCTCTTCGCTGGCAAGGGAGGCACGCACGCCATAGCGGTCATTTTTATAAGACAAGGTAAACGCACTTACCGTTTGGCTGTTGTCATAGCCTTGTAAGTAGCGTAATTGATTTGAAGCCCATGCCAAAAGGTCAGCACGAAACACTGTGGTGCGGTTGCGTTTTAGCACACCGTTGTTAGGCTCATTGTTACTAACCTCAAAGCCATCATCATCAGGATAATAGGTAATCTCAATAGTGGCAGCTTTATCGCCATGCTGGATTTTCCAGTAATCCACCTGTCCGATAAAGCTCTGTAATACCTGTGCCTCGGTGCGTGATAGTTCGGTTAGAGTTGGTTCACTCATTTTTTTGCTCCTAAAAAAGCCCCAAGCTGATTGCGTGGGGCGGTTGTGTCCAAAAGGACGATGAAAAACCGCCTATCTGATGATGGGCGGTTTGGTTTAAAAAACTTGTTCAAATTTCAAACCAATCTCCCAAAAGTTGCCTTTTTTCTGACTGATTTCATAATTTTCACAGACATATTTTTTGGTTTGTCCGTGTGGGTTTGTCCACAAAAACGGTATCACGCCTTTGTGTTCATCAAGAAAGTTTTTGATGGGCAAGATAACCGTTTGCCAATCGCCTGTTTTTGACCCTGACCAATCGGTACGCTGATTGTTAATGCCGACGCTTACACGCTGGGCATAGCCGTCGCCAAATTGGGTTTTACTAATGTTATGGTGAACACTGGCGGACGCTCCCATGTTCATTTTCCAGTTAAAGGTTTTCATTTTTTACCCCCTATCGTCCGTTTTTAACGAAGTTATAAATGGAGCCACCTTGTCGCATTTCGCCATGAACGATGGCAAGAACGCCCGTTTTTAGGGCTTGCCCCATTTGGTTTTGGCTATCATCTCTCACATCGTGTGAGCCGTCTGTGTTGATTGTGATGTGCTGGTTAATGACAACTTGTCCACCGCCATTGCTCATACTTGCTAACTTATCATCCAAGGCTTTGGCGGTATGCCGTGGTAGCACTCGCTCGCCTTTTTCAAGATTCCAAGTGCCTGATTTTGGTACAGACATAATGCCGTCGTGGGCTTGACCGACGGGCATGACCACCGATTTGATGGCACTGACAATCTTCGCCCCATGAGATACGGCTGTCGCCATATCTGCCAGCCCCTCAGGGAAACCCTTGGCAAGACCTTTACTGATGGCCTGCTGCATGGCAAGACCAGCTTGGGCGATGGCAAAGCCTTGTTGCATGGCGAACATGGCACGGTATAGCCTAGACTGCTCACCTAGGCTATCTTTGGTAATGGACGCCAGCGATTCAAAGATATTCTCGCTTTGGGTGAGTATCAGCGTGCGTTTGGCATCTTGGTACGCTTCATCAATGGCAATCCTTGCCGCCACCCCTTCTTGTGCCAGTTGTGTGAGTGCGTATTCGTTGTCTTTATAAAGCTGTTTTTGTTTATCCATAAACCGCCCCAAGCGGTTTAGGCGGGTTTCATGTTCAAAGTTAAGCTCATCAAAGGCAGAATTGTCAGGCTTGGGTAAATCAAGCAAATCACTCATAATCCGTCTACTTTGAGCGGATACATCCGTACCGTATAAGCGGTGTTGCTCGGCTAAGATGGTTAATTGTTCATCCAGAATGTCAAGGCGTTTTTCTTCTTCACTGCGACTGTCAAACACCAGCTGCATATACGCCTTGTGTGTTGCTAATTTTTTTTGTTCGATGGCGTGTAGTTGTAGATTTGCCTTAATCTGCTCATAAATATGCTCTGTACCGTCTTGCTTTAATCCTGCGTACTTTTGTAGCTCTTGATTTATTTGCCGCTCAATGTCCAGCAGTTCACGCTGATATGATGATGCGTAATTTGCCAACATGGTATCATGTTT